GACTTTTTCACGTTCACAGTAATCAACGAACGTCACAGCCCCTTGCGAGGGACAACTGTTGCACCGACACCGACTACTGCCGTGGCAATCCAACAATCATCAATCATCAATTATATACTTATAGAAAGAAAATATCATGGCTAATAGTGATACTACAGCCTCACGGGCTGGTCTTATCGAAGGCGGTTCCGACAACAGTGCATTGTTCCTCAAGAAGTTCAGTGGTGAAATCCTCACCACGTTCGAAGAGAAGAACATTATGAAACCCCTGCATACCATCCGTACTATCCAGAACGGTAAGTCTGCACAGTTTCCAGTAACTGGTGTTGCAACGGCTAGCTACCACACTCCCGGTCAAAACATCGCTGACAGTGGCAACAGTTATCTGTCGGACATCAAGAAAACAGAGAAGGTCATCAACATCGACTCAGTTCTTCTTGCGTCTACGTTCCTTGCGAACATTGACGATGTAATGAACCACTACGACATCCGCAGCGTCTACGCTAACGAGCTTGGTAATGCTCTTGCCAATCGTTTCGACACTGCTGTGTTAAAGACATTCATCGCTGCTGCTCGTGCTTCAGCCAACCTGTCCCAGACTGCTAAGACTGGTGGACAGCTTGACGTTAGTGCAAGTGGTGGAACAGCCGACAGTACTGAAACTGTCACAGGCGCACAACTCATCGCTACATTGTTCACCGCAGCCCAGAAGCTGGACGAGAATGATGTATCCGAAGACGGACGCTTCTGTGTATTGTCTCCTGAGAACTACTACAAGTTGATCACAGGTGGCGCTACCAACCATCAAATCACTGTTGCAAACAGTGCCGTTAACCGCGACATAGGTGGTGAAGGTTCTATTGCTACAGGTACTATCCCTCAGATCGCTGGTATCAGCATCCTGAAGAGCAACCACATCCCTACAACTGACCTGTCCAGCACCTCTACTGGTGACGGCGCTTCAGCTAATGATGTGTTTGGTTCCAACGGTGTTGGTTACAATGGTGACTTCTCCGACACTGTCGGTGTTGTTGCACATTCCAGTGCAGTTGGTACGGTTAAACTTCTTGACCTTGCTACTGAGTCTGAATACCAGATTGAGCGACAAGGCACGTTGTTCGTTGCAAAGTATGCAATGGGCCACGGCGTTCTTCGTCCTGAATCCTGCATTGAATTGATCAAGTAGTAGTACTTGTTCCTTTTGTTAGTTACCTCCCATTGGGGCAAGGTAAGGTTTATTTTGTCGTTTTCCTTGACCTTACCTTGCTCCCTCTGGGTTGGTGGCTTTCATCAACCTTTATAATAATAATCATGCCGACTACACTTACTTCAAAGCTTGAAGCCATCAACACGATGCTTGGCATCATTGGTGAAAGCCCTGTCAACAGTATTGGTACTGGAAGCAGTCGTCCTGTTTCTGTTGTTTCAGCAGAGGCTTTGTTGGACGAGACGAACAGGGAAGTACAGTCGGACGGGTGGCACTTTAACACCCAGCATGAATACCCGTTAACAAAGGACACCGACAACAAGGTGGTTCTTCCCACCAACACGTTAAAGGTGGACACTCCAGTAGGTAAATACACCTCTGTTGATCTTGTCCAACGTGGTACGTCTGTATACGACCGTAAGAACCACACTGATGTGTTTACCATCGACCTGAAGGTAAGCATCACCTTTCTCCTAGAATTTACAGAGTTACCTGAGCAGTTCAGGAACTACATCACAGTGCGAGCCGGCCGTAGGTTCGCCAACCGCTTCCTTGGTAGTCGTGAAATAGAAGCCTTTACGCTTCGTGACGAGATAGAAGCCAAAGCAAAAGCCATTGATAGCGACAGCGAAAACGCTGACCGTACTATCTTTGATAACTACGATGTATATCGCACACTTGACCGATAACTATGCCACTTCTTACGACCAGCGTCCCGAACCTGTCTCAAGGGGTTTCGCAACAGCCTGACAATCTACGGTATCCCGGTCAGGGTGAGACACAGGTAAACGCCTACAGCAGTGTTGTTGATGGCTTGGTAAAGCGTCCCAACAGTCGCTACGTAGGAACACTTGAATCATCAGCTATCAGTGCTGACAGTCTGGTACACGTTATCAACCATGATAGTTCCAACAGGCATGTGTTGGTTATTACTCCCAGCACAGGCGTAGCGAAGTGCTACGACACAGCCGATGGCTCAACCGTTTCAACCTTTAGTGCAAACACCTACATCAACACCGCTAAACCACAGGAAGACCTGAAGGTACTGACGATTGCCAACACGACTTACATACTGAACAAGACCAAGACGGTTGGTAAGACTTCCGATGCATCAGCAGCATACACCAAGCAAGCCATAGTCTTTGTTAAACAAGGTGACTACAGCAAGGAATACACAGTTACCATAGACGGTGCTGACAAGACGTACACAACAGGTGATGGTACTTCTACCCATGACGATTCACTAGGCACATCAGCAGGTGACGGTACTGACGCTTCTTCCGAAACCATAGCTGCTGGGTTAGTTAGCACTATCGGCACGATCAGTGGTGTAACAGTTACCCGTGACGGTTCTGTTATCAAACTGGTCAGCACCAACTCAACCTTTACAGTATCTGTAAGGGATGGGTTATCCAACATTGGGTTGGGCATGGCTTATGAGGAAGTGACAGCCATCACAGACCTTCCCAAGAGTTGTTACAACGGCTTCCGTGTAAAGGTGAAGGGTGATACCGAACTGGTACAGGATGACTACTACGTTAAGTTTGTTGCCAAGGATAGCCAATCCTTTGGTGAAGGATCATGGGAAGAGGATATAGGCCCAGAGATGGACACCCACATTGATCCTGACACCATGCCTTTGAAGCTGGTTCCAGCTACTGGCTTTGGTTCATACACACTAGGTGCAGGTACTTGGGCAGAACGTAAGGTAGGTGATGACGACAGTAATGCTTTCCCATCCTTCTATAACAACACCATCACCGACATCTTCTTCTTTAAGAACCGACTGGGCTTCCTGTCTGGTCAGAACGTAATCTTTAGCGAGGCTGACGAATACGGTAACTTCTTCCGTACAACGGTACTGACGCTCTTAGACAGCGCACCTATAGACGTTGGAGTTGCCCACACCAAGGTTAGCCTGTTGAAACACGCCATACCTTTCCAAGAGAAGCTGGTACTGTTCAGTCCACAGTCACAGTTTGTGTTGCGAGGTTCTGACCTGTTGACACCCACCACGGTCAACATCAGTCCCATTACTGAATACAACGTCAACGTGGGTGTATCACCACTGGCACTTAGTAACTACATATACTTTCCATTTGAACGGGGTGAATTCCAAGGCATCTATGAATTCTTTGTTGATAGCAGTAGCGATGTATTTGATGCCAGTGAGGTTACCAGCCACGTACCAAAGTACATCAACAAGACACTCAAGCAGTTGGTAGGAACACCAGCAGAAGATGTTATTGTAGCAACCAGCAACGCTACAGGTGCTGAGAAGCAGATATTTGTGTACAAGTATTTCTGGCAGAACAAAGAAAAGATACAAAGTAGTTGGTCACGATTTGATACCACCAACAACATCATAGGTCTTGGGTTTCTCGACAGTGAGTTGTTCATGGTAACGACTGATGCTTCCAACACGTATCTGGAAAAGATGCCAATGGAAGCAGGTGTTACTGACACAGGTAAAGACTACAGCATCCTGTTGGATAATCGGATTGACGGAACAACCCTGACTAATTCCTACAGCGCTTCTTCCAAGCTCACCACTATTGACGCTCTTCCTTACGACCCTGCCAATGCAGTCGTCTACACCAAGGACGGTGTTAGGCTTGCAACAACTAGGGTGGATGCAAACACATGTACGGTAGCGTTTGACGTTAGTGATGACGCTTTCTTCATAGGCTTTGAATATGACATGGAGTATGAATTCTCCACCCAGACGCTCAAGCAACCGACTGAGCGTGGTGGGAAGTCCACCAGTAACTTTACTTATCAAACGCTTCGTAATGGGGCGATTGACTACGCAGACACGGGACACTTCAAGATAGAGGTGACTCCTTTGTATCGTGATGTATTCACGTATGTCTACAACCCCAACCACCTTGGAGCCGACAGTAAGATAGGGTCGTTAATACTGGACAGTGGTTCATTCCGCTTTCCTGTACACGCCAAGCACGATGAGGTGACAATCAAGATAAAGTCATCGTCAGCGTTACCTGCCCAGATACTGGCAGCAGAGTTTGAAAGCTTCATTACCCCACGCAGTCAACGCTACGGTGGATAAGGTCAAGTACAGCGACTGTCGCATTCGACCAGCAATACCTGAGTTGGATAGCTGGCGCTTGTATGAAGACCTACGGGTGGAAGACATGCTGGAAGTGATTGGTTTGGGGCATCATCCCCGACTAGCTATTGAAGCATCGTTTGAATACTCCCAGAAGGCATTCACGATCATGTCCACCACGGACAACAACATCGTTGCCAGTTTTGGAGTGTGTCCCACTCATTCAGAACGTGTTGGATGTGTATGGTTACTAGGCACGTACAGGATGCTGGACATACAACAGACGTTCATCAGACACAGTCGTGAATGGTTGAATGAATTGATGGGTGACTACAACTGCGTGGTGAACACGGTAAGCATGGGCAACCATTTATCAATGAGGTGGCTCAAGTGGTTAGGTGCTGATTTTCTTCGGGAAGAACCGGAAGGCTATCAGGAATTTGTAATCTTTAATAATAACAACAGTACGGAAGAATAACATGTGTGATCCAATTTCTATGGCAGTGGTTGGTGCTGCGTCTGGAATAGCCCAATACGCAGGGCAGCGTCAGCAAGCCCGACAACAGGCACGTTACCAAGCATCAGCATCAGCAGCCGAACGTGCAAGGTTCCTACAGGAGCAAACCAGTCTTAGGATGCGTCAGGGTCAGCAGCAGGAAGCAACCAACCGTGAGTTGGGTGACATCGCCATGAAGAGCCGTGAAGCTATCGCCAGCGCCAGAACGTCCGCAGGAGAGGCAGGGGTAGCAGGATCATCCGTAGATGCCCTTATGGACGACTACATGCGTCAGGAAGGCAACTACCGTACAGCACTTACCCGACAGCAGGAATTTCAGAACATCAACACAGGACTGGCTCTTAGTGACGCTGGCTACCGTACACAGAACAACCAGATCGGTATTAACCGCCCAATCAATAAGCCCAGCTTCCTGACCGCTGCTTTAAGCACGGCAAGCAGCGCAATGGGCGGTTACCGTACAGGGTTGGAAATACAAAACATGCGGGGAATACCTTCAGGTTCCCGTTACATGCCGTCAACCGATCAATACAGCATTTCATAATAACATGGCATCTATTCAACAATTTCTTCGACGCTCCCAACAGGATAGGACGCAGGTAGCTGGCCCGTTAAGCAACGCTCCAAAGCTACAGGCTGTTATCAATTCTGGTGGTGGTTATACAGTTCAGACACAACAGGCTGGGAAGAATAAGTGGCAGATGTTGGCAGAAACCCTTTCCACGGTTAACCCCATGCTTCGGGAGTATTCAACAGCCCTGCACACCCGTGACCAGCAGTTGATGAAGCAGGGCTTTATTGATTACCAGACCGATTCAAAGAAGATGGAGTTGGAACTGGCAGAGCATAAGAAGCAACAAAACAAAACCAAGAACGGTATTCGTAAACTTATTGGTCAGGGTCTGCTTCCCGACGAAGCCAACGGTGTTCGTATGCTTGGTGCGCTTAAAGCCAAGGCTAATGTATTAATCAACAGAAACTACAGAGCGGAGTTGATGGATGCTGATAGCATTACCAACACTGTTGATCCTGAAGTACGGCTGGCAGAAGCCCGTAAAACCTTCTTGGAGCGTGGTGAATTTCAAAGCTCAATCGTTAAGGAACATGCTTTGGAACACATGCAGAAGGTTGAGAATGAATTTAGAAACACCATCGTAGGTCGTCAGCAGAAAGCAGAGATTGAAGAAGGTAAGGTAAACTGGCTGCGGTCGGGTGAGGATTTAATAGGACAGGTAATTAACGGTAGTGTTGATATTAACCATCCTGAAATATTCGATTGGGTTAACCACGAAGCCAGCCTCTTTCCCGGCGCTAACAAGTTTGCTTTTGATAACCTCATTAAAAAGGAACTTGTTGAAGGACTTACGACTGTTGTTGAAAACCCAGATGGCAGCAAGACTACAAAGTACACACCGGATCAGGCATTGGAATTTCTATATAAACTGAGCGATTGGAAGACAGGAGAAGTTTCCAAGTTTGCAGACGCTGAGACAGGCGTTGCCATCAACAACACCATCCAGTGGTTGACTGACAGGAAAAGTTCAATAGCCAACGCTGCGTCTGCTGCACAAAAACAGCACTACGATGCTGTGGTTGGTGCTGCTGTTGATTTATTCGTCCAAGAAGCAAAGGATGGTGCAAGAATTTCTCAAGACACTTTCAATAGCACTTGGGAAAATGTCCGTGGTAAACTTCCACAACACCTTTGGGAGGATGCTGCCACAACATTAAGAACACAGTACAGCGGTCTTAATAAAAAAGACGCAGATATTGACACCGATTTACAGAACGATACGTACGCATGGTTAGCATTTGAAGTAGATGAGGGGCTTGATTTAGAATCCACCAAGAAAATACTGGGAGTGGAACAGGAAAAAGGAAATCTTTCAACTACTGCCTACATTTCTTTAATCAAGAGACTGGAAGAATCAAGGAACTTCCAGACTAAAGTCGAAAGCCGTGATGCTTTTAAAGACCTTGATAAAGACGTTTACCACTACCTGACAGGTATACGTAAAGGCGTGTTGGGTGGGGGTAGTGGATTCGCTGGCTTTGGTAAAGAACAGACAAAGACATGGTGGAATACTATCAAACTACCTGAATTTACAGACGAAACTGATGACGCTGGTAATCCCCTCCGTAAAGACCTTCAGGAGCATCTGATAGATAAGATGGGTAAGGTGCAGTATAATTACTTCGCACACACCCAATCAGGAACATACACCTTACATCTTAAACGATTGGCAAAGGAGCGTTTTGCTAAGATTGAAAGCGATCCTAACACCACCCCCGAACAAGCAGTGACTCAACTCGAAACTGAATTGATTACTATTAAGGACGAGGCTCTTGAAGCATGGCAAGCGGACACCTTCAAATTTATACGAGAAAACCTAGGCATAACTTTTAATACCTACACACCCACCGAATAATGGCAGACCCAAAAGGCTCAACTCCAGAGGAAGGTAGTTACGTTCCTTCCGCACCAGTACCTTCTCCACTTACTCCTGAACAGAAGAAGAAGGAAGATAAAAAACGGTTAGAGATGCAGGGAGTAAAACCTGAAGGAAGAAGCCTGACGGAAGATAGTCCTTTTGTCCCACCGGGATGGACACCTGACCAAATACAGCCTGATACTGAATTATCCAAACAGGAAGACTGGCGTCAGTTTAAACAAGAACAGGAAGACTTTGCACAACTAAGTGCAGAGACGCAGGAAAAAAAAGACAAGCAGGAGCGTATTGATTACCTCGCTGGTTTATCGTTGAGCGAACGAGGGACGGAAAAGGCGATTGAGGCAGCTAAGGTTGCTATACCTATCGTTACTGAGATTGCTGCACCGATTGGTGCTGGCATTGCTTTTTCACCTCTCCTAGCAGGTGGTCCACCGGGGATTGCTGCGTATTTCACCATACTTGGTGGTTCTGGTTTTGGTAGCAACGCTTTAGCGCAGAACATGCGTATTGGATACGGTCAAAAAGAAAAGTTTAGCTGGGAAGAATCAATCGCAGCAACTGCCTTCAGCGCCATCCCCGGCTTTGGTGTGCCGGGACGTATGTCTAAGGTCGCTTTCAGGGCGGGACAAGGCGCAGTCATGGCTACTGGTGAAGCTGCTACCCGACAAACGTTGGAGATGGGAAGCGGTAAGCGTGATTGGGGGGATTTCGACACTATGGAACTGGTGTTCGCTGCTGGGGTAGGTACGGCAGTTGGAGGTAGTTTAGGTAAGTTGGAAGTTGTCTTGGACGTAAAGCCAAGGGCTGGTGAGACTCCTGAAGAAGCAATGCGCCGTGGTTTTAGGGAAGGTGAGAAACAAACACGCCTTGATATTAAAGCAGCTAAACGTCAGGCGTACAAACGTGACATCAGTGAACAAGAAAGGGCGTTACGGAACGAAGAGGTAAAACAACGGGAGTCTATTCTGGAAGACATGGTCAACAAGCGTAAGGATTTTGAATCCAGAGCAGGCCAAATCGCTAACGAGGGGGAGATTCTAGAACAAGCCGTTGAACAAATCAGGAAGCAGCAGGAAGAAGCTGCTAAGAATTTTGAATCGTTAGCCAAAGACATTGAAACAGGATCAACAACGCCTGTGGATGGTGTTGATGCACCGACTGCTACTAAAGCAGAACCTACCGCTCCTTTTTCTCCTTCTGAACGTGCCATACCCGACGAACAGGGCAAGGTCACACCTGAACGTCTTGAACGCATCCTGAAGAAGTTTCTTACAAAAGATAAAGGCCACGAAGGTGGAGAGTCTGGTGACACGTCAGCCAGTGGTTTACTTCCTGAAAACGTAAGTCCCAAAATAAGTGAACTGACAGACGACCCTGAGTTGCAGGACTTCTTTCAAATGTTATACGACGATTTGGGAGTAGAAGTTGTAGGCACTTCCAAAGCCAAGCGTAAAGCAAAGGTTCCAAGGAAAGTGGTCACTGCTAAAGAATTAATGGAGAAAGCCAAGGATGCCGTTAGATTAATTGGTGGCGAGGATGAAGTAGCAACGTATGAACTACTTCAGCAACAGGCTTTAACCAGCGACACCACTGGCGCACAGTTGGAAGAACTAAGTGTTAGAGGGGCTGCATACGCTGCGTTGACTTCCCACGGAATGCGTAGGGTCATCAACAACATTAAGTCTACTGACTGGGAAACCAGCGATGCTGCATTGAACGATGCTGTTGTTGATATTTACAAACTATTTGCTGGTCCTTACATGGGGTATAAAAGAGTAACGACAGCACATGGTCGTAACCTTCGTTCAACCCAGTACATGAAAGATGTTCTGGAGTTGGACATTAAAGACGTTAGCAAGGCGATGGAAGAGAAGTTCATTGGTGACTTGAAGAAGTCCGGTGATCTTACCCCTGAAGCCATGCAGAAGCAGATTGATAGCCTTGGGGAAATCAGTGTGGTCAAGAAGTTATTGGCTGCTTTACAACAAAGCCAAGACCTTGAAGAAGCTGCTGACATACTCATCAAGCAACAGAAAGCCTTTCAGAATCATCAAACAATCACAAGGAACTTGGCTTCCGGTGCAGAACTTCCAAGCGTGTATAGAAGGATCAGTGATATGGGTATCGACATGCTGTATTCCAGTATGTTGTCCAGTCCCATTACCCACATGAAAGCCAAGATAGGCAACACCTTCATGCAGTATTACCAACCGTTTCAAGGTATGCTTGGTGGCACGTATATGGCACACGCACCGTGGGCAAGGCGTGGAGTATCCAAACAAGAATGGTTGGATGCAGCAAAGTTCTGGAAAGACACAACAACTGGTTACGGTATTCACGGGAAACTAGCTTGGGAAGAATCGTTGCGAGCGTTTTACACAGGAATTTCCGATATTACTTCCCACTTTGAACGTATTGGTTTGTCAGCGTTTGGTATGGATCGCACAGGTCTTTCAGGAGGATTAGGACAAGCGTTGGAAAATATGGGGAAGTTTGTAGACCTTCCCGGTCGCAACATGCAACGCATCGACATGTTTTCCAAGCAACGCATTGCTCACTCAATGTTTGCTGCCGACACCCACCGTCAGTTCGTAAAGGAACACGGTCGTGCGCCTAGCGAGTTGGAATTTGAAGCAGCATGGAATGTCCGTAAAGAACGGGTGTTTACTGAAGACCGTAAAATAAGAGACAAAGACGTTGTTAAACGGGAAGCTGTCCTTGCATCCAAGGAGCAGAACATACCTGCTGAAGAGCTTCCAGAGTTTCTTGAGAAGTACGTAGCGAAGAACTGGAATCCATCAGAGGAGCGGTTCGTTGAATACGTAAAACGAAACGTCAAGGAAGTCGCTTTTCAAGACAATCCCGGTGAGCATGGGACAGCCGTTTCTCCTATTGAGAAGTCATTACTTAAAGGTGAAGAGTTTATAAAAGAACTTCCTTTTATTGGGCCTGAACTAACTGCCACGTTGTTTCCGTTTATGCGTACTGGTCGTAACATTCTTCGTGAAGGTTACAGTTCAGGTTCGGCATGGATGTCATCAATTCCAGGCACAAGACGTATATCTGATAAGCTATGGACTAAAACATTAGCCGACTTGGATAGCCCTGACCCAGTAATAGCTGCACGGGCCAAGGGAAAGCAGATTGTCAGTGCTGCCATTTTAACAGGGATGATATACGCTGTGAGAAAGGGTTGGTTTGTAGGTACGGAACGACCTGAAGACTGGCGTTTACAGGAAAACCTTGAAACAGCAACAGGACAAAGAGCTGACGAAATACGCATTCCTATTACATGGAATGACGTTAAAACCGAACTTGGGGTAGACGCTGCTGCTCTTGAGCCTTTGTTGACCGTTGCACAAGTTGTGGCAAACACACAATCAAGTTGGCACTACCAAAGTAAAAAAGACCAGAGCGTAATAACTTCTCTGGTTCTGTCTGCGGTCATGGCTAACGCTAAGATGATTGAATCCAAGTCTTACTACGCCAATGTGTCCAAGTTAATGAAAATGACTGAAGCTATCGGAGCCGAAGGCAACACACGTTACATGAGCAGGACTGGTCGTAGTTTATTTAAAGCAGGTGTGCCATCAGGTGTTAACGCTTTGAACACGATGACAGACAACCAGCGTAGAAGTCAGGACTACAAGGACGCAGCAGGACTTCTTCAGGTACTGGCAAACAGGTTGCCGGGGATTTCAAACCAAAACCCTGTCTACCGTGACATGTTTGGTGACCCTGTATCCAGACGCTCTGAATCACCAAGGGATAAATGGACAAAACCTGCTCAGTTAGTTTCACCTATTAATCCCCTTTCATGGAGCATTAAACGCTTTGATAAGGATGAATACATCAAGACAGACGATTACGGTTTTAGACGTATAGACGTTTCACCAGTGAACCTTAAAAACCCTGAAGAAGTACGGAATGCTGCTTGGGCTATTGTCACGGCACTGGATATAACCGGAGGGTTTAACGGCGGTACTAGCATCCTGACAAGTTACTCAGAATCAGGTGTAAGCGCCCCTCTCAACATCGACTTAACAGGTCTTAAATACGAAGGCATTGAAACACCTAATAGCCCTAAAATAGGACAAGACGCTTTTGACAGGTGGCAACAAATATATAGCACCTTCAAAGGCGAGGGTGGTCGTACAGTCAAAGAAGCCATTGTTAAATTTGGTAAGCACAAAAACTTCAAAAAGATACCCACCATAGAAAAGTCTCAAATTAGGGACGAGGATGTGAGAATGGGTAACGATCCACGTAAGACGGAAGTAATGAAAATTATGAATTGGTTCCAAAAAGCGTCCTTACATCAGTTGGTGAAGGAATACCCAAGACTTAGGAAATCCGCTTTAAATTCACTAAAGTTGAACCAGAAGCGTGAACAAGGATTCGGTATTGAAGCCACGACCACTGATACTGAAGAACTTCAGCAACTTTTAAATAATTAATATTCATAAATACAAACGAGACATATCATCATGGCTAACACCTACGTAGATTCGACAGCAACCGCTGGTCAGACGGACTTTCCTTTTACCTTTCCGTACCTGAAAGACACCCACGTAATCGTGAGTATTGATGGAACAGAAACCGACATCAACGACACAGGTACAGGTGAATTTACAATTTCTACATCACCTTCTACAAAAGTCGTTCTTGGTACAGGGGCTACAGTAGGAGCCAGTGTCCGCATTAAGCGTAACAGTCTTGGCAAGACCAACGCAGAGAATGATCCATTGGTGGACTACACAGATGGATCGGTGCTGACTGAGAAGGAACTTGATGATGCGTACCTCCACAACTTCTACCTGTCTCAAGAGGCTGTAGAAGGCGCTGCTGGTGGCATGTCGTTGGACAGCACACAAACCAACTGGGATGCCCAGAACAAGAAGATTGTTAACGTGGGTGATCCTACGCTGACAGGTGACGCTGCCAACAAGACCTATGTTGACACTCAGGTAAGCAACACGGTAACAGGCTCCACCACAGCAGCTCAGAAGTGGACGTTTACAGGTGATGGCAGCACTGAGTTTACCTTTGACCCTGTAATCTCATTAGGGGAAGACACAGCCTACACAGTAGCTATAGACGGTGTGTTGCAGGAGCCTACGGTTGCCTACGGTATCAATGCCGACACTGAGAAGATAACCTTTACAAGCGCACCTCCCACCTCTTCCAACATCGTTGTGATTGCCCGTGGCTACAGCGTCCCTGTAACAAGTGGAGCAGGGACTGTTACCAGTGTTACAGCAGGTAACGGACTAAGCGGTGGAACCATCACCAGTACAGGTACGGTTAGTATTCCTACCAGTGGTGGTGACCTGAACATTAGTGGCGGTAAAGTAGGTCTTGGTGGAGACGTTGGTGTAGAAGCTGTTAAGGTCACAGGTGATTTAAAGGTTAGTGAAGGAGCTGACCACACAATCCTTACTGTTGAAAACACCAACACATCAGGAACAAACCACGCTACAGCGGTTATTAAAGGGCCGGGGAATGCGACCCTTCAACTGTATGATTCAAACACTACAGGTACTAACGATGCTATTTATAATTTAGGGTCAACTAACGGTAAGTTTAATGTTGGTTTAATACACGATGACCATGTGACAACGAAAGGACTATTTACCCTACACCCTGCAGGTTCCCCTGAGTTTCCAAGTCTACCCACATCCGATCCAAGCACCGCTGGTTACCTTTGGAACGATGGTGGAGTTGTATCGGTTAGCGGTAGTAGTGGGTTTAGTGGTGGAGGAGGTGGTGACAAAGGACTTTTATCTTGGCATTCCAGAGTGTCCGCAGACCAAGATACTTACCTGAAACTGCCCATGAATTACTTTGGCAACATAGGAAGAACATTTTTACTTACGCACCACGGTGGTTGGGGACAAAGCAACGAGGAAGGTGCTATCAATGTGTACCAAGGCAACGATTATAACACTCTAATATTCAAAGCAGAAGAAGGTGAAGCGTTTGTTTCAGCTACCCACACAATCACGGTAACCGATAAAGACGGTACTACGGTAACAACATTCCCTGACCAAAACCAAACAGCGCATATCGTGTCGTTTCTTTTTGTGAATTGCCCCGCTACCGCCTTCTTGTCGGACGGTCATTTAGCGGCTGCATCTAATCCCACAACATTTATTGAAATGTCAATCACAGATTTAGGAGCAGGAAGTATTGACTACACGCTTCCCACCCTCGCCTCGACCCATCAGCATTACAAAGTTGTATTTTCTTAAAATCGGATAACCCCCACTCAATGACTTATTATGGCAATTACAAAGACACACTCTCGAATGGTCAGCGATGTGGACGCTGGCAGTACCTACCTCACCGGAACCATTGGCACAGCAGCCAACAACATTGTTCAGTTGGATGGAACAGCAAAGTTACCAGCAGTTGATGGTAGCCAGTTGACGGGCATTAGCACGGGTGGGGGTAAGGTGCTACAGGTTGTTCAAACTAGCGTAACCGCTCAATCGAACCTTACTAGCACCTCGTTAGCAGATAGTGGTCATCCCGCAGCTTCACTGACTCCTGCAACGACAGGTAGTAAAGTATTAATAAATTACACAGGAAACTGGGGTGAGTCAGCTGCAGGCATTGAAACATTAATCGTAGTCTACCGACAAATTGCCAGTGGTGGTTATTCGGTGTTAGCTGGTACTATGGTAGGTAAACAATCGCAGACTGGATACGCGAACCTTCCGTTGGCTGTTAACTTCCTAGACTCTCCCAACACCGCCAGCCAAGTCGATTATAAGATTTATTACAAAGTAAGTTCAGGAACAGCCTACAACAACTACGTTTGGTCTGTAGGTGCTGGAAATCCCGGCTCCAACTTAATCCTAACGGAGATAGGCGCATAGCACCATGCCAGAAGAAGTATCTCATTTCCTCGACAGTATTCTTGCTGTTGTCCTTGGTGTGTTTGGATGGATAGTAAAGAAGTTTGCTGACCGTCTGGACAAGGACGAAGACCGTCTTACAAAGATAGAGGTAGAACTTGCCGCCCAACATGAACGGGACATAAGCGTTGAAAGACGCATGGCAGGTTTGGAAACACAACTGGCAGAGATGAACAGTAAACTGGATCGACTGCTTGAACTAATAGTAGGTAAACGAGGAGTATAACCATTATGGAGAAACGAAAGAAACTGGAAGACCTACAGGTATACGTAGCAGACACCTACAAGGTAGCTATCGACCTGATGCATGAAGACGGTGAATTTAACGCAGCGTTGCTCAACGGCGCTCGCCAGCTCCTCAAGGACAACGACATTGTTAGCCTTGGGGAAAAAGGAACACCTCTGGGTGACCTTGCTAACCTGTTGCCCTTTGAAGACTCCGATAAGACCAAGGAAGCAATAAGGCAGGGGTAGACCCTCATAATTTATTCAAAGCCCTTCACGGGGCATTAGAAGCCTTTCTATGAGCATTCAACAAAACGACAGTGACCTTGAACAACTACGGGACTTCCGTAACTTCCTTTTTGTGGTGTGGAAACACCTGAACCTTCCCAACCCCACTGACCTTCAGTACGACATTGCTGAGTTTATGCAACATGGGCCTAAGCGTACCGTTGTCATGGCTTTTCGTGGTGTCGGTAAGAGTTGGATATGTTCAGCGTATGTTGTGCATCAACTACTCCTTGACCCTTCCAAGAACTTTCTGGTGGTGTCGGCTTCCAAGAGTAGGTCGGATGACTTCTCTACGTTTACTCTTCGTATCATTAACGAGATACCATGCCTACAGCATCTTAAACCACGGGACGGTCAACGCTTTAGTAAGGTTGCCTTTGATGTGGCTCCGGCTCCTCCTGCTCATGCTCCGTCTGTGAAGAGCCTTGGGATAACATCACAACTAACAGGATCACGGGCAGACGTTATTGTTGCAGATGACGTTGAAGTTCCTAACAACTCCCAGACACAGGGGATGAGGGACAAACTTGATGAACAAGTAAAAGAATTTGAAGCTATTATTAAACCACTGGATACCAGTAGGATCATCTTTCTAGGTACTCCGCAGTGTGAAGACTCCATCTACTCCAAACTAAGGGAGAGAGGTTATAACGCACGTATATGGCCCAGTGAATACACAACCTCTTCCAAAGCAGAACAACTGTATGGTGGTGACCTTGCTCCGTTCCTGATGGGGGATTGCTCACCCGATAACGAAGGGAAGTCTACAGAACCTCTAAGGTTCAGTGAGATAGACCTTGAAGAACGTAGGCTGTCTTATGGACGCTCTGGGTATGCTTTACAGTTCATGCTTAACCCACGTCTTTCTGATGTGGATAGGTATCCCCTGAAGATTAACGACCTGATTGTCATGGACATTGATAACGAGGTTGCTCCTGAGAAGGTCGTGTGGGCTGCTTCCCCTGATAACGCATATGATGACTCATTACCCAATGTAGGGTTTAATGGTGATCGGTTCTTCCGTCCCTTCCAAACAGTAGGGGATATGGTTCCGTTTACAGGGTCTGTAATGTCTATTGACCCTTCTGGTAGGGGTAGGGATGAAACAGCGTATGCTGTGGTAAAGATGCTTAACGGTCAGTTGTTCGTTCCAGACGCTGGAGGTATCAAGGGTGGTTACTCCGAAGCTACTCTTAAAGAACTTGTAAACATAGCCTCCCATCACTCAGTCAACACTCTGGTTGTTGAGTCTAACATGGGAGATGGAATGTTTACGGAGCTTCTGAAGCCCATCCTTCGTACAACACATCCCTGCACCATAGAGGAAGTAAGGCATAACACACAGAAGGAAAGAAGGATTATAGATACATTGGAACCAGTACTTAACCAACACAGATTGGTTATAGACCCAAAGGTTATAAGGGACGACTATCAGTCGGCCCAGTCCTATCCCATAGAACAACAAACCAGATACATGTTGTTGCACCAGCTTTCCCGAATAACACAAGACAGAGGAGCCTTACTACAGGATGATAGGTTGGACGCTCTGGCTATCGCCATCGCTTACTGGACTAACCAAATGGCTCAGACTGCTGACCAAAGGATTAACGATAGAAAAGAAGAGTTATTACAGGAAGAATTGGAAAAGTTCATGGAAGCTGCTCTTGGTGCAAGAAACCAGTCCAGTACTTGGATGGGAGTTTAACCCAAAACTTTAGGGTTGACAGCCCTTTTTCCATCCCCCTTAATAATCCCCCTTTAGTAGTTGCAACAACTAGTGCATGTTAAAGTACGGTTAAAGTAGTAACTATATTTCAGCTAATATATCAGTATGGAATAAATACGATTATTAGGATAGTCATAGTCGGTAACCAAGTTAAGGTACGGTTAACTAGGCGTACGTCACCCGTAACTAGCTACCGACGATTATAGTACCTCCCTCCCTCCTCCTCCATATAACGGAGGTTTTTAGAGGTTAGCACTGCCTAGCGGGTTTAGCCTTGAAGAATGGGAATCCATTCCGTATCTTCCATAATCAACAATGACATACGATGAACAGACAGATGCCCTGAACTACGAACTGTTGGGGGTTGTTACCCGATACATGAGTGAGTTTGATTTGAATGAGGCTACCATCGTAGGTGTGCTTGAAAGCGTTAAGTGTGACATCATGGAAGCATGGACAGACTTTGATGCAGACTTTGAAATAGACACCACCGATGATATCACCGACATAGACACTGGTGATGACACAGACCTTAATGACAGGGGAGGCTTCTACAAGAAGTAAAGGTAGGGACGGTTGAGGAACGCCTTGGGAAGTTTTGGTAAAAATTCTTCAAAGGGTTTCTATTAACGCGCCGCCCGAATTAACCCCCGATGGGTCACCTGTTTTTTCTTCATATGGCACAGGGTAGGCATGGAAAGCCTTGCAAGTGGCTCCATTGCTAGGTTCGCAAGGGTTATTCTATCCATTGCAGGGCAGGATCGCCTTTATATATAGGTTACAGGCAATGCATGGGTTGTGGTTGAGATGGTTCACTCCTGTTTGTCATTACCTCCGTTTTTTGCACACCTTATGTCTACAACGTCTTCTATCCTATCCACAACGGATCGCAGCCATGCATCCTATCCATTCTATCCAATACTATCGGCAAAGGCTTTGTGGGGCTATTTAAAGGCTTCTTACAAATCGTTCAAGCTGTAGGACGCTTGACCATTGTTCTGGGGAGTGTTTACCCAGGCGGATTTCCTTGCCAGATCAGTGATGGTGCGTTGTGTAGCTTGGATGATTTGTAAACAGGGCACAAAAAAGCCCGGCAATCGCAATGGACTACCGGGCCTGATTGCTTAGGTTGTGATTATTTAGTTATTAAGGGTGAGGTAAACGGCCAGTATCCAAACGGCCAGAAGTGTCAGGTTGATTATTATGCCGTACACGTTGATAGCTCCTCCACGGCTTCTTGCGTCATGATGTACAGGATGCAATAGGCAAGCTGCGTCATTATTGTGTTAATGTCATTTGACTCCATGCCGTAATCTTCCCGCAATTCTTCGGCACGGCGTAAAAGCAGGGTTTCGGCGCGGTGAATGGCGTCTACTGTCTCCCATGCTTTGCCATAATAAATGACTAGCTCCGATCCATCCACCTGTTCATGGATCGCATCATGCCGTTCAAAATCGGCGGGATAGTTGTTGATCACTCCCCACGCCAATTGGCGGGTGTATGTCTGTAGTCCTTGATAGTTCATTTTTCCTTATGGGTTATGGGTTTACATATATTTGACAACGGCAACTGCCCATTGACTGAGCAGGTAGACTTGGATTGTGAATATGATGATTAATGTTTTCATTATTTCAATGTTGTTTCAATTTCCTCCAAAAGGCTCAAAACCTTTTCCCATTTTTCGCTTTCAATTTCCGCCTGTTTTTCATTGTCGGTATGAACAGGGAATAGCTTTGCCTTGTAGCTGTAGACTTGGTTTTCAAGGTCTTTTAATAGTTTAAGTGTGTGTATTCTCATTTTTCTTTATTGGATTAATTAAAACACAAATCCTTGAAAGAAATTCCACTGGATCAACCACAATCGACCTATTTTGAAAGCTAGTAGGTCAGCTAATACCCAGAAAAAGCTTTGCTAATAGTGGAAGCTTGGCAATTGATCCTGTTTTTTCTGCTTATTTTTACTGACACATTCCTTGTCAGTAAGTTTCTACTTACAACCAGTTAGTTAGTTTTTACTTACCGACTTTGCCTCGCGTGTGTGTGCGTGTGTGTGCGTGTATGTGCGTGTGTGTATTCCTATACGTGGTCACATACGCAACATCGCAAGCGATTTGCTAGCAAGCACAGCTTGCGTACGTGGTCAGCTTTTAATACGTGGTATTAGGTTGGCTAATACGTGGTCACGTTGCTTCTTTTTTATTTGCAGGGTTGGAATTAATTCACATTGATTAATGGCACAACAGCGGTCAACCCGCATTAAC